ATCAATAGCTGTGTCATCTGAATCATCAAATGGGTATACAAAATCTATGTACTTTATGGACTCTAAAATGTTTTTTCTTACACTGAAAGGCATGAACGAAGCACCTTTTTTACGAGTAAGCCAGCCATCTGAATTTAACCCTACTAAAACTTTATCATACATTAATGCCGCACTTCTAAACATACGAATATGCCCATCGTGTACAGGGTCAAATCCCCCAGATAAAATTACTACATCCATTAAAATAATTCTCCAATTACTTGAGCCTGATCATCATATATTTTACCAGTCGGGTAATCTTCATCTTTCCAAACCTTGAAAATTTTTAGATGTTTACAAGAGCTATAACGAGAAGGACAAAAGCACTTTCGTTCAGAGATACGATATACATCACTTGGATAGCTTGATTCTTCAAACTTTGCAATTTCATGACTGAACTTACTTTTTCTTAATATATAATTTGCCATTGTATATAATACCTATTTTCATTTTACTTTGCAAACAAAAAACTTATCTACTTGCTGCACGTCTACTTATTGAATCAGGTCTAACTCCTACAACTTCATCAATCATATCTTGATACTCAACTTGTGCGTCATGTTGAGGTTCTAAATAAGGATTTAAAAACACATTACGTAGACGACGATAAAAATTACGCCATGTCGGTCCGTGCGGCTTACACCTAAAGTTATTAAGTTTGTATGAGTAGTATTGAAGAGCGTGTGCTATCTCATGTATAAGTACCATTTCAAGTCTATGCCATTTATTACGAGTATAAAAGCCGCCTATCTCTGGATCAGAGTCAAATGATTTATATTCATATACTCTATGTAATTCGTTAATTGGGTTGTATAGATGCCACATAGCGATGTTGATGCCAGGACCATCTGCGTACATTCCTCCACGAGACGATCTACGTTTCTTATCCCAATCAAGTTTAATAGATGCAAGTTCAAAATTTACATATATCTCTTCCTGACAATGTTTTTCGATGCGTCTAATAAACTCATTTGCATATTTTGTTACTTCAGTTCTTGTTTCAAAAAAATGACTCATGTTCTACGTTTTCCTGTTGCTGAATCTGATGCTTCTTTTTGAGAGAGCACTACTAAATTACCTTTGTTGTACGCCTGACCTATATGCACACCTACTCCAGAGTATCTTTTCTTAGACGCAACAAAGCCATTACCAACTACATCAGAGGTTGGAGCTACACGTTCACAAGCATAATCTGGAAAGTTTGGAGAAACTTTAAGCTTCTTAGCAAGTTGAGTAGGATGAACCCCACGCTTCATTAACCAGCGGTCATGATCTTCTTGCATTGTAATCTTAGATGGTCTGTACTGTTTCATGATATCTCCTTATTTTTAATAATATAACAAAAATAAGGCTAATATGCAACTAAAGACTTAACTCTTGATAGTCCTTTAGTGGAGATAAGTATTTTCCATCAATATCTGGTTTGAACATAGCTGCCGCAATATTTCTTGCCCATGCTACTGAATCCCAATCATCTCCACAAAATAATGCAACTCTTTTTCCGTGAGAAGGATTAGTGTGCCATAGGCTAGGATCATCTATTTGATAATAAGTAACATAATCACCAATAATATAGTCAAGTGCGTCAAAATTTAAAGTAAGGTTATCTGCGTGCTGAGCAAATAGTGCTGCTAAGTAAAAACTTTCTTTGCGCCCCCAGTTATCTTCATACATATAACTTACATCGTTCTCATTATATAGATCATATACAGTTTGCATGATAGTAACATCCCCAAATCTATCAATATCTCCCATTCTAAGCTGTACTTCTATAATTTGAGTGCCTATTATTTCAATATTGACAACACCTGAGTACCCAAAAAAGTTTTGGTCTACAAAACGGTGAAGTATAGTTTTTGCTTCAAGATCAATAATATCTTTTAATTCACCGATATACTCCCAGTAATCAAAAGCTCCGTGTTGAAGTTTTTCTCCTCTAAAAACAAACTCTCTTGCACTATGCCCTTGATCAAGTAAAAAATCAACAGAATAGTGCTCACCCATAGCATAGCGTGACCAAAAACAACCAGGATTAGAAATCTTACTATAGTCTTCTTCGTTATGACAAACTTCTGATTGAATTGACCCGCCCATCAAATTCATAATAGGTTTTACACAAACAGGGTACTCAGTAGGAAGTGTACCGACAGGGCCACAAGGTATATTTTGTATTTGAGCGATAGTTAATTTATTATATGCCCACCTAAAATCCCTATTCATAGTATACGCAATATCATCTGTAGTAGGAATTAGTACACCGTCAGTAGGTAACTTGCCATACCAATGCGGCATTTGAATTACAGGATCATAGTTTTTCCACGGCATTAGTGTTGTACCTCCGGTGACCAAAATGTTGTGCGTCCATCATTAAGTTTTACTCGTTGAACAGGATTACCATAGATATCTACAGTTTGATTATATACCATTACGTGACCTCCTCTAGCATCAACTATTTCATTTGGTGAAGAAGCGAATCGAGTGTACTGACCATGATTATTGTAAAGATCTGAATAATTTCTAATAGTTGCTCCGCCAGTTTCATAAGAAGCAGTCAAAATCTGACACACAGCTAAATAAAGTTTTTGAAGTTCTTCATCAGTAAAAGACTCCATTAACCGATGAGGGGCTAATCCTGCTAAAAATAAAGATTCTGATTTATAAATATTACCAACACCAGAGATCTGACTTTGATCCATTAACCACTTTACTGCTGTCCACTTTGGCTTTTTACGAGCTAATCGAATAAACTCTTCTAAAGTACAAGGATTATTAAGCATATCAGGGCCAATAGATGCCAACTTTTTTGAATGATCTTTATCACTAAATATAAACTTAACAGTACCAAAATTACGCATATCGTTGTAATAAATAGCTGAGTCATCGTCAAAATAAAAAGCAATTCTTGTATGTTTTGAAGGTTGAAGTTTAAAGTTGCCACTCATGCCAAGTGTGGTATACATATAACAAATAGGTAACAAGTCTCCAAACTCCCACCAGATAAACTTACCTTTATTATATACACCTTTTACTGGTAGCTGTCGCTCCTCAAGTGCTATATAAAAATCAGCAAAGCCTGTAGGCAAGTTTTTAACATACCTACCTGAGATAAAGTTTAAATTAACAAGTTGTTTATTGCGTACAGCCCGATCAACTTGGCGGGCTGTACGAGTGCATTCAGGACCTTCAGGCATTATCGCATCTTTATTGCAGAAGAACGGGGATATCCCCAACGAGATGTTGCAGGAACACGTATTGTGCGTTCTTTTGTATTCTTTTTATCAGGATTTGGGACTGTAAGCATAACAGCTTTACCAGCTCGCCAAGCAGCTTGCTGATTTAGTAGTCTAGCCTCAGTTTGAAGATATTCTAAACGTAATGCTTTACGAATAGATTTATTTACGCTTGAACGCTCACCATTAGATATGTATCCACTATTCTTTGATCGTTTGCCTCGTGCCATTTTTATTCTCCTTTTTAATTTTATAAATAAATATACGGAAAAAAATAGTATTAAGCAAGCTTAAAGTAAAGATACGTTGTGAGATTGATATGAGGAAGATATTGTTGAGTTTGTTCTCATCTCTAAAAACGTACTAATAAAATCAGCAGGCTCAAAGAGATGAGTACATTTTGGACACTCAACAATGTCAAGTGGTTGTATTTTTCCAACAGAAAACCAAACTTCTTCTGCATTATTACATATTGGACAGTTAGATCTTGCCCTGTAAACTGACATTTTTTATTTTTTCATGATAATCACCAATATTGTGATCCATTACACCGTCAAAAGGTTGACGTTTTTTCCAAGCGGCAAGTCTGCCTCTCCATTGATCCTTTGTTCTTTGCCAAGGAGTCATTCTTCTAATGTTACCATAGTGATTAATATATTGAAGTTCTCCACCATGTTTATAACCCATTATAGCAAATGGAACTTTTGTGACAATATCATTATTATTTACGAACCTAAAGTGCTTGATATTATCTGCTTTCATTTCTTTAATAAAAGATCTATTACCAACACGAGGTGAACCAAAAGTATAAAGTTCATGTGCATCAATACGTGAAGCACATATAGTGGCAACTGCTGCACCAAGTGAGTGACCAGTACATATAACTTTAGTCTCGTCCGCTAAACCAAGAGAAATACGCTCTAAACATTCTTCAATCTTTGCATAAACACAATCAAGTGCTTCTACGAATCCAAAGTGGACTAGTCCTTTTTCTTTTGAACGTTTTGGCCAAGCTTTTAAGTCTGCCATTACGTCACTCATTTGAGTAGGCTCTGTTCCTCTAAAACAAATAATAATACGATTATCATCTGTTTTAGGAGGTAGTACAAACGCTTGAGTCCCATCTTGGTCAAACCAGTACCAATCTTTCCAGCCCATGCTAAGTAACTCTGTGTTTATCTCATCTTGAGTTTTATAAACAAGAGCAGATAGGAGGGACATTTCTGCTGCTGTTTTTAACATTACTTTTTCGCCTTTTTCTTTTTAAGAATTGCTTTCTGAAGAGCGGGTGGAAGTTTCTTTTGAGCTGCTGTAAGCCCGTTACCATTCATAGGTTTTTTACCACCGCTCATTGGTTTGGTTTTACCGTTTCCTTTTTTTCCGTGCATAGCCATCTTATTCTCCTTATGATTTGCCTCGTTTACCGAGATCAATTTTTTTACCTTTATGAGGTCCAGATTTGCGAGGTAGCATACCTCTTGAAACAAGTCTTGCTCGGTTCGTAGAACCAATAGACTTGCCAGCTT